TATCATTGTAATTTTTGATAATACTCTAAAAATTGTATTAAATTTAAAAATCTAATACAATTACAATTACAATTACTGCAAATAATAAATGATTACAAATTATTCCAAAAAATGTTTGAAATTTATAGATAAACAATTATTGATAGATAAAAAATTACCGGAAGATTTATGGGTATCGATAAATTTAGATAGATGGACTTCAATAATAGATAATTATAGCCCAGATACGTCATATAGAATAATTAAAAAAGAGATTATACCTAAAAAAAATGATAAATCAGTTCCATTACTTTTACAATTAAATAAAGATATGACTGAAAAAGAAATAAAATATTTTCAGTCTAATTATAAAATAAATAAATTTAAATCACCAAATGCAAATATTTATCCAAAACATCTTTATAAATTGTTATATGAAAACTATTTTATTTCATTACCATTCCAATATTACACAGAGACTAGATCATTACAATATTATTACTTGAAAACACAACAACATAATGTACATATTTTTGGGTATGACGATTCTAATATATTAAGATTTTGTGAAGTTTTAGATTTTTTTGGAAATATATGTACGCCATCATCTGATTGTTTGATAACTATTTTAAAAACACCATTTAAAAAAAGTATGACTAAATCAAAACATATTCATCCTGAAAATATTAATTCTGGATCAACTGTTCACGGGTATGGAATTAATTTATGGAGAACAGAAGATGTAGAAAAAGTTTTATTTCACGAATTAATTCATTTTAATAAATTAGATTTTTACAGTGGATATGAATCTATAAACAAATTTATAAGAAACAAATTCAAAATTTCAGGCGATATTAAACCATTCGAAGCTTTTACAGAAACTTTAGCCATATTGTTCCATTCTATGTTTATAAGTTACAAATTGAATATTCCATTAAAAAAAGTTTTGAAATACGAAACATATTTTTCTATATTTCAAACAGCCAAATTGTTGGATATGTTTGGATTTAACACATATGAAGATTTTTTACAAACATCTGACTCAAACATTTTTGAATGGAATCAAAAAACATCTGCATTTTGTTATTATTTTTTAAGAACATCGTTTTTAGTTTCTTTACCAGACTTTTTAAATTTTATTACTCCTGATATATTGTTTGAAAATAGATTTGATGACTTTTTAATATTGATAAAACATTCAGTGACAAATGAGATTTTTATAAATAGTATAAATTCATATATATTAAAAGTCAAAGTATTACCAGATACATTCATCAAGAGAACACTCAAAATGGCATGTTTTCAACTATCATAAATATGTATAATATATGTTGTAGAATTATATAATGGGCATTAGAAAGCTCAATAAATTCCTTGTAGAAAAGGGATTAATAGACGAATATACTTCACTTGTGGATTATTTGAAAAAATGTAACTGTAAAAACAAAAGAATGTATGATCCTATAATTATCGGTATTGATTTGTCTTTGTATGCTCATAAATTTTCATATTCCAAAGGGGATATAATATTAGGTTTTTGGAATCAGATAATAATGTTTTTATCAAATAGGATTTTACCCTTGTATATTTTTGATGGAAAACCACCAGTAGAAAAATCGGATATACTTTACAAAAGATCACAAAAAAAACAACAATATACTGGGTCTGGTACTAAGCGACACCCTACTGTGACCAGATATGATTACCAAAAACTTCGAGATTTTTTTACGTTATTAAATATTCCGTATGTAAATTCTAATTGCGAAGCAGATTTTATGTGTGCGAAATTATACAAAGATGGTTTTGTCACTGCAATATTGTCAGAAGATACTGATTTGCTTGCACTTGGTTGTGGACAAGTTATTAAATTTCATAAAGGCAAAGTGTTTGAATATAATTTGGATAAAATTTTGTACACATTAAATTTAACATATACCGAATTTGTAGATTTTTGTATTTTACTCGGATGTGATTATCTTAAAAGTTATAATAAGTTAACAGCAGAAAGTGTTTATGCAAATATTCGAACGAACAAATTATTTGATACATCCGAAGATTACGAATATATGTTTAAAAAAGTGAAAGACATTTATTTATTTTCAAACGAAAAGGAAATAATACCATTTGAATTATATTTGAGTTTAGATAAAGAAATATATGTAGATGATGTTATAAATTTTTTGTCCGATAATTCAAATGAATATTTATCGGAAATAATTATTTCTAAAATAAAATGTAGTGTCGATCAGATAAATTTAAATATATCAGACAGATTATTCTATTTTCCGAAAAGAAAATAAATATTATGTAAAATAATATTTATTGAGTTTAATTTGATTTATTTAATGACATTGTTGTCCCCTTTTACTTCTCCTTCTCCTTCACTATCAGATGAGATATCATCTGATTCATCATCTGTATTTTCTTCAATTATATTTCCTTTTTCTTTTTCAAAACATTTTTTAATATGTGTCTGAATTGTAAAAAAAGTGAATGCTTTTTCGTCAGATGGATCTGTTGCCTTGTTAACGCTACTTGGTAAGGAAAATAAGGACATAAGTTTTTTGTCTGCTCTCAAAACTTGTTTATTTTTTTTGTAATATAATTTTTTATGTTTAATGTATTCATATATTTTTTTTGTTATTTGTGGTCTTGTCATTTTTGTATTTGGTTGCAATTTTAATAGTTTTGATATACCTTTAGGTATAAATTCTTCTTTGTTAAAACCGGAACTGCGACTATCATTTTTACTAATGCATTTATTTTTTTTACGTGATTCTTTTTTATACAATACAGAAAGCTTCAAAATTTTCGATTTAATTTTTTTAAAATCCTGATTGAGTGTCAGGATGTCTTTTGTAATATCTGATAGACATTCGTCAATTGAAGTCGGTTTTGGTTCTTTAATAAGCTCATTGTCATTATCATCTCGAATGATCTTATTTTTTTTATTTTTTTTGGATAAACCGTCTTGATCCATCTTATAGTTTCACAAGAGATTTAACTTTATATATTTTAGACACATCAATATTGAAATTAGTAATTAAATAAATTAATATTTGCCTATCTCATATATTTTTTTTTGATAATTTTTTATCTGTATGAATAGATTTATCTGAATTCGAATTATCTTCTTCAATATTCATTTCGTGGATTAATTCTTCAACCGAATCTTGGACCAAATATCTTATAACTTGTATTTCTTTTTTTTGTCCTAATCGATGGGCTCTCCCAATAGCTTGTTTTTCAGTTTGATTTCTGAATTTATAATTCCCATATATCGGATCAATAAGTATAACTTGATTGGCTTTAGTAAGATTTGTACCAGACGCTACACTCTCAGACGACAACATAATAATTTTAATAGTAGAATCGGAATTAAATTCTCTTATTGTTTTGTCTCTTTGATATACATTTCCCCTACAAAAAACATTTTTGATCCCGTTTTCAGTTAATGTTTTTCCAACCTTTCTTAACATATCATCCCACTGTGAAAAAATAATAGTATGTTCCTTTGATGTTTTAAGAAATTGTATTAAATGTGCTAATTTTGTTCCATATTCATCTAATAAATCATTAAATTCTTTGTCTTTTTCTTCAATAATTTTTTTCTTTTTCTCAAACGATAACATGAATATATCCCCAGCTTTCAAATATTTTTTACATGCTGGACACGATTTATTAGTACTATGTGTCATAACAGCTTTCAAGCATTCATGACAAAAAATATGACCACATCTCGTTACACCAACGTCATCTTCCGGAATTATATCCAAGCAGATACCACATTGTTCACCTTCTTCATCAGAATCGGAATCTGAATCGGAATCTGAATCTGAATCGGAATCTGAATCTTCGTCCAATTGATTTTGTATCATATCCATAACACTTCCAGAATAATTTTTGTTTGTTTTATTTTTATCTTTTGTTACCGTTTTTCTAATACGATCAACAGTATTTTTGAAAAAGTTATATGTTGATGTTTTACCTTGTAATATTTTTTCTTCTATAACAAGATTTTCTTTTATTTTAGTAAGACTTTCTTTTAAATTTTCTAAAGTTATTGGTATATTATTTTGATTATCACCATATGCATCCATTAACAAATCATTAATAATATCACCTAATCCATCGCCATCGTCGTCACTGTCATCGTCAATTAATAATTTTTTTTGGATAGCTTTTTTGAGTTTTTTCTTTCTTTTTTCGTTCATTTCTTCTATTTTGTCCTCAACTTTATCTCGTCTATCTTTTAATTTATTTACCTTTTCTTCGGCAATATTTTTTTGTTTTTCGTAATGCAAAACCATCATCTGTTCAATATCTTTCAAAGATCTACAATTTGCCAACGCGTGTTTAGTTTCATCAGCTAACTTAGGATGACAACATAATTTTCTCAAATATATATCGAATTTGTCGTTGTTTGTATTCGCTAAATATGCATTATACATCATTCTTTCAGTTGGTGTAAATTTAAGCCATTTTGTTGTGTGTTTTATTGGCGGAAGAGTATATTCGAGTTTAATACTTTCTTTCGTATTTCTTCTAAAGCAAGAATTCATAGCAAAATCATATACCATATCATCAAGAATTAAATCTGTATAATTAACTTTATCCACATAATCCGTTAAAAATTCGATTGTTGTACTTAAACTGTTAGGTTTAACGAATGGTGTCCCCGTAACAATCCATTTATACTTGGCTGATATTAACGGTAATATATTCCTAATGTATATATATTTATCGTTCGAATGTATTTCGTGGAATTCATCCACTAAGATTCTATGCCACTTTATTAAAGGAAACGATGGTTTTTTTTGTTTAAGATTTTTACTTTTAACTAATTGTTCACCTTTATTTTTAAAAATATCCTTTGCTGTTGATTTATTGAAAAAAGGTTTTCTATGATAATTTTTTTCTGGGACCCATGTATCAATAAATGATTTATTATCCAAAAACGGAAAAGATACAATAACAAAATCTGCATCTAAAACATCTTTGTAAGAATATTTCTCATAATGCAATTTTGACAATATTTTTATTATTTTTCTATTTTTTGGTAAATAATTTTTTAATTCCCTTTCCCATTGTCCGCACAATTGACTAGGACATATAATTAATGTAGATTTACCAGATACTTTTTCTGGCAAAGCAAAATAATCAACTGACGAAGGAGGATTTAAAAGAGCAATTGAACTTGTTATTAATGTTTTTCCTAAACCAACCTCATCTATAACACCACCTCCGTGAAATTTTATTATATTAGGTTTATCTTCCGTAAATTTTTTTGATGGTAAATCGTAATATATATTTCCGAATTTTACAGAAAGTAAACATATTTTTGACGAAATAAATCTGTGTTGAGATTGTTCTAGTTCCAACATCCATCTTATCGAATCTTTTTGGTAATTGAATAATTCTATTTTTAGACCCTTTACTTCGAGGTCAGGTTTTGAATATTTAACAGGTGTCATAGCATTTACTCTTATTTGTTCTTGTCTTTCTTTTATTTTTTGTTTATCACTTTCTGGTAGCTGACTATTATTCTTTTTCGATATTGTACATCGTTTATCATAAGACAAATGATATCTACATAATTCTTCAAAGAAACTTTCATTTGGTATATTAGTTTTGCCGTTATAGACTTTTTCTATTTTATCGTTCTCTATTTCTATAACTGTATATAATTCCGTAGATCCAGTATTTGTTGTTCTAAAATATATTGTCGGTGTATAAAAATTTAAATCTAGATCGACTGGTATTGTGTAAAAATTTGGAAATTGTAAATTATAATAAGTAATTGCATCCAAATTGGATTTTTTTTCTAATGTATCATCGTTTTGTATATCGTCAACTGTAATTGAACATGTCGATATATTGTTAAATGAATGGTTGCTTAAATATTTATCGTAAAATAAATATGTTATTTCTGATTGAGTCATTTTACTTATGAATTATATATGTAATCTTTATAAGATTTCATCTATCAATTTTTTTATATAAACAAAATGCACGTAATACAATCTTTTTGTATATAATACATGCAATGTTATTCGACAATTATCCGTATATACATAGTACAATAATATTTAATTAAAATGATATATACTGGCTAATATATTGTATCGTGATTGCAAAGAGTTGGTCATATATTGCACATTTAAATGCCGAGTTTATATGTGTTCGTCAAATGCTTAAAGAAGTAAATCTATTTTATATTATAAGATGAGTCTAGACAACTTTGGTCCAGAAGATTTCAAAGGAAAAGAAAAAATACATTATGATATGTTGAATAAATACTATAGGCATCTATCTAAAAAAAATGTTAGAGGAATATTGTCAATTATAAATGGAGAATCTAAAATATCTTTGCGAATTTTAGATCATTTCGTAACCAGATACGCAAAAGAGAATAATGTTTCATATATGATCGATACCGATGAAGGGAAAGAATTGTTTAATGTTCATATTAACTATAAAGCCCAACTTCAGACATATAGGAAAAGATATTTTGATCCATTTAGAAGAAAAGGAAAATTTTTATATAATTATGATAACCACGATACGCAAAAACAGGTAAAAACTACTATTGGTCAATTGAATTTCTTTCGTTGGATTCTAAGTCAATCAATATTAGATTTTGTGGCAAATAATTACGAAAAAATAGAAGTTAGTATGAATAAAGCAAATAAAGAAACACGAAGTATCAAAAAAACTCACAAAAAATTAAAAGATGGTACATTATCCAAAACATTTAAAGTTGGTAATGCAGATGAGGTAAGGGTAAGAACAAAAAAGAAAGAAGAAAAATATGGAAAAAATAAAAAGAAAGTTACATTGTTAGTAACATTTGATTGATATTAATTTTATCTAATAATATTTAAAATATTCTTAGATTTTAATACAAAATATGATATATGATTGTTGGATAAATTGTTTAGTATTACATAGTAATTGTTTAGTATTACATAGTAATTGTTTAGTATTACCTAATAATATTTTAATATTATTAGATATATTATAAATATTATAAATAAATTTATTAATCAATCAAAATCATTTACTTCTTTTTTTTGTTCTTCTTATTTTTAGAACTTGATTTCTTTTTTGGTTTTACTTCCTCAACTTCCTCATCACTAACAACTATTTCCTCATCTGATCCTTCATTATCTGATCCTTCATTGTCCGATCCTTCATTGTCCGATCCTTCATTATCTGATCCTTCATTATCCGATCCTTCATTATCTGATCCTTCATTATCCGATCCTTCATTATCTGATCCTTCATTATCCGATCCTTCATTATCTGATCCTTCATTATCTGATCCTTCATTATCTGATCCTTCGTTGGCAGATCCTTCGTTATCAGATCCTTCATTGTCTGAACCCTCATCATCAGATCCTTCTGATATTTCTACATCAGATTCATCTTCTTTAGATGCTATAATTGATTTCGGTTCATCTTTGTTATCTTGTTCAGAGTCTGAATCTTCACCTTCTTCTCGGAATGCACTATCTTTGAAATGTGATCTAACCGATTGAGGAGAATCTCGTGGAATTACTTGCATCTGCATAATCTTGAAACCAAGACCATACTTTCTCTTGTCATTATCACCAGCAGCCTTCATTAACCATATTTTGTTAGCCATTATGATAAGTTTGACCGTGGATCCCCATCTTGCGATATTTGTTAATTCAGTTATACTTTTAACAGGAGCTTTTGTGAATTGTAATTGTTTGCGCCATTCGGAATATGATGAGAATTTGTTGACATCTAATTCACATTTTGCTTTATCTGCAACAAATACTTTAGTTGATAAATCTTTAACATTTGTATCGGGATCTCTTGTCTCGTAATCCATATCGAACAAACATTTCATAAATTCGAACTTTTCTTTCTCTTCTTCCTTTTTATCTTTGTTCTTTCCAATAACCAAATCGTTTTTCTTTTGTGGTTTTCTTACAATTGATTGGTATTGTACTGCTGGATTACCAAGTTCTTCAAAAAGTTTTTTACTCTTTTTCTTGCTAATATGAGTATCTATATCTTTCATAATTTCCCGCAAGGCCATGTCCGTTGATTTACTTGGGTCAAACGGAACCTTCATGTATTCTCTTTTAGAATCATTTGGTGTAAATTCTCCAATTGGCGGAATACCATATTGTGATAAAACGATATCAGGAGTTTGCATAATGAATTTGCAATTTCCATATTTCGGATGATCGTATCTCGGATAAGCAATATACATTGCTTTACTTCGATCATTTTCTGTATCCCAATCGGTAAAACTCAATCTCGATGCATCAATCTTCTTGTAGAAAATTGGTGGAATGTCTGAACGTGTGAATTCTACTTTTTTGGTTTCCTGTTCGACTTCTTTTTTCGGAGATGATTTTTTGGATGATTTTGATTTTTTAGGCATTATTTTTTAATATTAGTAATATGTGATATCTTTTTAGATGATTTAAATATCAATTTTTTTGACATTTGAATTGATATAATATACAACATGTATGCCATTTTCAAATTGATCTTTATATTTCATTTAATAATTTTCCTAAAAAATTGATTTTCAAACCGTCGTAGAATATAAAATTTGATATGATCAAGTCAATAAATATTAGTTATGGCAAGCTATACTAAGATTTTACCCAGTGACAGTGAAATCGATCAATGGGATGATATCAAACCAATTAACCCAAGAAACGGATCTATTCTGTCTACAAAAAGTAAAAATTATAAAATACTTGAAAAATATTCTAAGAGAAAAAAAAAGAGGATCAGTAAAGAACTTAGACTAGAATTGGAAAGTCTTAAAGTTCAAAAAAAAGAAAAATCTAAGAACGAATATGAAAAAATAGAACCATCTATTGAATATGATTATGATACAATTGAGACATACAAAGCCATGCGAATACAAAAAATGTGTGTATTGTCATATGACATATTAACTAAACAAGATATGACATTTAGTTTCGATCATGTATGGGACCCGTATACCGGCGAAAGAAAATACAAAGATCCATATGGTCCATTATGTATAAATCCCGATTGTTTAATTCGGCATTTTTGGATGCATTTGTTAGATCATTTATGGATTCGACCAGTAGATGAAGCAGGTGGATATTATCATGGATATTATGGAGAAGGTGTCGGTCTAGGAAAATATTTTAATATTATAGGCAGGGGTGCACATCCCGAATGGTATTTATTTCGTCTTCCTATTCCTGATTGTTATTTAGCAAAAGATCACAATTCATGTTTAATAACTTTTGGCCCAAACTTAACAAAAGACGAAGTTAATGATATTTATAAAAAATCGAAAAGTGGGGGTATGTCTTATAAAAAAGAATTCGGTAGCAATAGACCAAACTTAGAGTTAATGTGGGATCTTTATCATAAAGCAATTGATGACGACCCCCCTGTTCCTGGAAAAGATGAATTATCTGAAGACGACATAGTGGCATATAAAAATAAATACAATAGAGATGCAATTGATGAATTATGTAAATTGAAAGGATTGTATGATGGCTAGTATGTATTTTAATTTATTTTTTGACATAATATTTGTTGTTTATCAATTTAATATTTTTATTAAATTGATGAAATTAATTTTTTCAGATTTTCATTAAAATGCTATCATAAATTAAATGTATAATTGAATATCTTGTATATCTTTTGATGTAATATCTGCAATAAGAGAATCATTTGCAACTGTTACTCCGCCCTTAGGTCTTAGTTGTTCATTGTATTCCGATTTTTCGACAATATCTGTATCCAACAAAATATTTGGAGTTCCTGTTCCTCCTTTAATTACTTGCCCTGCCATAATTCTTGAAGATACACTTCTCATCAAATCTTTTTCTCCAAATACAGCAGCAGTTATTAATTGATCAACTGTTTTCTCAAACGATGCTCTTGACAATGGATCTGTATCCAATCTGTTAATACCATGACGATCAATAGATGTTAATGTTCCTGTATTCGTCATAATATCAACAAGTATTGAAAGATGCTGATAATTTACGAAGTTTCCATTTGATGAGTATACATGTCTAATTTCTTTTACTAGTGCTGTTCTTGCTGCTTCTATACCAAATGTTCTATATATTGTGATAATGTCATTACATGTAGTTTTAGTCAAGTCAATACCGTTGATATATCTAATTTCTTTCAGGTTAACACCGTCAGTATGAATAACGTTATGTTTTACTTTTTCTGGTTTTTGATCTGGGTTGTTGAATGTTGTTACCAATTCATCATTTACCAAATCTACTTTATTTATCCCATTTATACCTTTCAATTTGAACTTACTTACAATCAAATTTTGGAAACTTATCAGAGTACTGAAGTCAGCTTCTGTCATATCAAGTCTTATATGTACAATTGGTACCTTGTCGTTATCGTTGTTTGATAATATTGATATCTGAGGTATTTTTTCTAGCAATACTCGCTCTTCCTTTTTGATTCCTTTAGTATCTGTATATCGTTTTTCCCAATGATTACAAAATTTACTTTTAATGTTTAGTAATGTAACTTCTTTGTTCATCATACGTTCTCTGTCGAGTTCCAATCTAATAACCCATGGTAACGCCCCAATATCTGGTTGACAACTGTATTTGCTAGAACTATGACTGTAAAATATATTGAAAACTGAATCCTTTTTCATTATACCATCATCAGCAAACGGATCTGGGTCATAGAATATAGATATTTTTTTAGCTAAAAATTCAATTGTTGTAAATTCTATATATGATGATATTTTATCAGCCAATTCTTTATTATTGCGCTGTTTTTCTTTGAGATATATTGTCATTTGTGGTGTTTTCATATTTTTAGAAAAACTCAATAATTCTTTTATACGAGGAACACCCAATGTTGATGTACCCATACCAGCAATACCTGTAAAATGGAAAGTATTCAATGTCAATTGTGTTACACTTTCACCAAGTGATTGTGCCGCAATGATTCCAACCATTTCCCCAGGTTCACAAACTGCTTTATTGAAACTAAAAATGACTTTTTCTATTAATGCATCAAACTGTTCTTTAGTAAATTTATATTCATACAAACATCTTTTCGGTGCCAAAAATTCATATAACGCTATTTTAAACACAGTTTTTGACATTATTTCGTCCATTAATCTTAACGATTTAGGATTGTTCTTTTCTTCGTCAGTCATAGGCAATAACTGTGTTTTGTTATGCGATAATGTTTCATTTAGAGTATCTAGAACATATTTTGGGTCTAGTTTAGTTTTTTTATCGAATTGTTGTGTTGTGAATGTATCGATCAACCTGTTGAAATTCACAGGAAGCATAAAATTGTCAACAATAGTCACGTAATTTTTGAAACACGATAATTGTGTAATTCTTAATTTATCTCTCAAAGAAAGCAATGTTTTCAAAAAGATTTCATTTTCTAATGGTTTGAAACCAGTTTGTTTTAATTCTTCCTTTGTAAATTTGAATGTTTTGCTTGCTTGTTCATTTCCCATTGTAATAATTCTTAATTTATGAGAATATTGACTGATAGTGTTTATAACACTGTCGCCGTATGCAAACTGTAAAATTGTATTATTACCACTTCTAACAGTTCCATCATATTTAATAGTTGCATCTTCCATACCTTTAATTAGTTTTCTCTGAATATAACCAGAATCTGCAGTTTTAATAGCAGTATCAATCATACCCTCTCTTGCAGCCATATTGTGAAATATAAAGCTTGGTGGCAATAATCCTTCCAAAAATGAATTTTCTACAAAACCTCTAGCAATTGCAGTATCGTCATTTTGGAAAAAGTAAGGTAATGTTCTTTTATTTACTTTCTTTTTAATTCTTTCTCCTTCAACAGATTGCTGTCCAACACATCCCCCCATCTGCCCAATATTTATTTCACTACCCTTTGATCCAGATTTGAACATGACCTTGAATCCATTATCTTCTTTTAGATTTTTTACAATTAGGGAACTTGCTGTACTGTTTACGTTGTTAAGTTCTCCATAAATTGTTTGTTCTAATAGTCCGGGATCAAGCATATCTGGATTGTTCTCTGTTTCAGTAATCCAATGGCTCACTTCTGATTTTTTTGTTTTGAATAAATTAGATAATTCAATCTGTACGTTTTTAGGTACATCAATATCCCCAAATCCAACACTGAAACCATTGTACATATTAAAGTTGTTTATTAACCGTTGAGTATTATCAATAAATTCTCTTGTCATTTCTGGACTGTATTCATCCCAAATAAGATGGATTAAACTATTTTTCTTTTTTGGTCCCAAAAATTGTTTACCAAGACGTCCTTCTAACATTTGGCCCTTTTGAATTTGTAAACTTATTTCATCTTTGGATTTATATCTTTTTGTATTGATTCTTGGAGGAATGATAGTGGAAAATAATGTTTTTCCATCCAAATCTTTTTTCTTAAAATCTTCAAAATTATCAACAGTTGTATATGATATGATATTCATAGCATCTTTCCAATCTATTTTTAATGCTGGATCTGTCAAATTATAAGATCCTAACAATCCATCCTGAATAATACCAATAATTGGTATACTTTCTGCAGGAGTAATTATCTGTTTGGTTACATCAGCTATTTCTTCTAATTCAATGGCTGTTTGTAACGACTGAGGAATGAAAACATTCATTTCATCACCATCAAAATCAGCATTATATGGTGTTGTAACTGATGGATTTAATCGGAAACTAGAAAATTTCATATTCTCAATAACCTTGATTTTATGCGCCATCATAGACAGTTTATGCAAAGTAGGTTGACGATTCAATAGAACGTAATCTCCACTTACAATATGTCTTTCTACAACATCACCAGGTCGTAAATCGACATGTTTGTTATATCTCAAATCAATAGGTAATACCGCTTGAGTAACTTGTCCTAACTTACTTGCCGGAAACACGAAATTAGCACCAGGATAATTCTGTCCTCTTCTTACAAGTTTAGTTAATCTTTCAATGTTATATTCGGTTACAACTTCTGGCATAGTTATATTCTTAGCAATTTTTAAAGGTACACCAAGTTCATTAATATCAAGATTGGGATCTGGTGTAATAACAGTACGTGCAGAAAAATCAACACGTTTTCCCATAAGATTTCCTCTAATTCTTCCCTCTTTACCTTTTAATCGAGATGATAGTGATTTAACTTGTTTTCCTTTTTGCTCCGATTTAGGAATACCGACAGTGTCATTGTCATAATAAGTTGCAGTATGATATTGTAACAAATATAAATTGTCTGGTCCATGTTTAGCTTGCGCATCCACCTTTTCCTTATATTGTCTAATTCTGTTATTTGCTTTAATAATATCTGCTAACTTATGTGTTAAATCATCTTCTGATGTAGATGATCCCATATAATCAACTCTCGCAGATGGTCTCACTTGCACTGGTGGAACAGGAAACACTTTGTGAATCATCATTTCTGGCCTTGATTTTTTAGGATTCATTCCTAATATCAAGCAATGTTCGTCACTAATATTTTTCATTATATCATAACAATTTTCTGGTGTTAACAATCTCCTAATTTTTTTCTTTCCCTCGAATGACCCAGATACTTCTTCTGATAAATCTTTGATATTTGTTTCGGCAACTATATTAATCGAACATGGTTGTTTTTTGATTTCTATTTTAATTTGTGACATCGGTGCACCACATCCATAATTTTGTTTTTGACAATATTTAATATTTTTTGCTAATCTTTTCATTTCGTTTAATCTAGATTTACCAGATTTTGTACGTAACATCTCAGCAATCTCTTCTTCATTTTTATAGACCAAAAGTTTGGAACATTTTAAACAGACACATCCTAATATTTTTTTAATATAACCTAAATAACCCATATGAAAAATTGGATCTGCAAAATCGATATGACCAAAATGTCCAGGACACGATGTGGTACCAAGACCACAAGTTCCGCATACAAGATGATTATCAGTGATACCTAATCTGGTATCAATTAGACCACCTCGTTTGGGTTCCATATTATCGTATAAGTCTGGAACATCTATACCAGCCGTGTCTTTGCCTAAAGCAGACATTCTTTTTATTTCTTTGTTTCCTAGTATGGAAAATTCTATTTTTTCAATTTGGGAAACTTCATCGTCGTAAATATATGTGTCTGAGGACATGTTTTAGATACTTACTTATACTTGTTATTTTTTAAATGTTTATATTAAATTTACGACAAAGATTATAATTTTTTCATCTTTTTAAGCTATTTCTAAGCATGATGGCTAAAAAAGGTGATAATATAAATAAATTTATTCCATAAATACAATTGGTATATTTTTAATTTTACATATTTTTTCAAAATTATTTGGTGAAATTCCAATATATTTTTCATGTTTCTCACCTTTAGAAAACAACCAAAATATTTAATAATGTTTTTTTTAGAAAAAATATTATCAACACAATAAGTATACAAAATAATAATGAACTCAGAATTACAACTGGAAAATATGAAAAGATTGGTCCAAATAATAGAAAAATATAAAAGCAAATTGACATATGATCCGAATTTACACAATGTTAGAACATTGAGTAAAAGTTTGATATTGTATAAACTTTTATCGTTTATGTCGATTGACGATTATAAAAAAATAATCAATAAAATATTAGAATATCTGGAAATTAATAATGAACATATTCTGATGAAAGGATCTGTTGCTTTATTATTACTTTATTCTGATATATCGGATGTGGATCATTATATAACAAATACAATTAACGCGATGCCATTTTTCGAGTGTTATTCTAAAAATCCATTTGATTTATCGAAAACTTTATTTGATATCATTAGTGAAATTACTTTCGATAAATTAGATAACACTTCAATAAGTATTAAGACAACTAAGAAAAACGAAAGTCATACGGTTACTATTTGTTCCAACGATGTAATTTTTATTAAAATAGAAAAAACAAATAATTTATATTGGAAATCTATTTTTGATGAAAGCAAAATTTTAAATTTTGATAATAAAATAATTCAATTTTTAGATTTTTCTGAAAGAATATACGAAATAAGATCTATTAATAAAAAATTTCTTCACATGGATTTATTGGAAAATATTAATTTTGAGCAACAAAATTATAAATTAGAAAAATTACTTCAAAAATTAAAAGTTGAGATGAAACACCAAACGAAAATAGATATACAAGAAGATTGTACTCATTTTTACTCTTCCGAAATAGAAAGAATCAGAGAAAATATTTTTTATGAAATGGGTGAGAACGTTATAGTGATGGAACCACCAAAAAAAGATCCTTCGTATGAATATTATTGTATTCCGTTTGATATCGCAGATATTGTTTTAATGGAAAAAGATTTGGAATCCATAATAACAGATTATGATAAACGATTGTTAATTATTGAAGAACAACACTTAAATTTGAAATATGGATATTCAATAAGAACATATTTATACGATACAACACCTGTAATAACTTTTTTTATTGTTAACAGTCCTATCTCGTATTCATTGATAAATAATATTAAATATGTTTCAGAATCTTTCATTAAATGGATTTTTTTACAGAAAACATATATGAATGTCGGACACACATTTGATAAAATGTTAACGTGTTATTATAAATATATATTAGATAAAGAGCGTGAAATGGGAGTAACATCATTA